GGTGCTGTTTTGATTATTGATTCTATATCCTCATTACTACCAAAAAAGGAGCTCGACGGTGACTTCAGTATCGGGAGAGCTGGCTTACCTAAAATCCTTTCTATCTTTACCAAGAAGGTGGGACAGCTTTTACCTAGCCAACATGGGTTGATCATTGCTATAACCCACTATATTGCGAATACTGGCGGGTTCGGTAAAGCTAAAATGTCCGACGGTGGAAATAAAATACAGTATCAGGCTGACACAAGGATGGAAATTAGTGGTGGAGGAGAAAAGGTTTCTGCCGTAGCTCCTTGGACCAGCACTTCCGGAGATAGAATTGGTCAAGTCGTTAACTGGAAAATTATCTGTTCCTCGATGGGGCCGCCGGGAAGATCTGTACAAAGCTACCTCCGCTACGGTCATGGAATAGATAAGACGCAAGAGATATTAATGCTATCCTGCGACCTAGGCTTAATAGACAAGGCGGGTGCTTGGTTCAATTGTACCTTCATGAGCCTTTTTAAAGATTTGGCTAAAGAGATCAAGCCTGATTTAGATGTGGAGAACGAAGAAGATCTCAATAAAGCTTTTAAATTTCAAGGACAAGATAATCTGTACACTTTTCTATCAGAAAATCCAAAGACCGTTGACATCCTTGAATCGTCAATAAGAGGTATGTTATAAAGGACAATATGAAATGCCATTTTTCAAAAGAAAAACAGAAGAAGAAGATAGTAAACCAAACGATAAAAAGGAAAGTAGGAGAAGCTTCAAACTAGAGAAGATTGAACTTCTTACCGCTAAGGCCTATGCTGTAGCAGCAAAAAGAAAATGGCTGGTACTGTTAATAGGAATTGCCTTAGTCGCTTATTTTGTGATATCGAGTGGTGGTGCTGGATTAGGTGGAATATTAGATAAAGTAAAAGGTTTCTTTTAGGAGTGTTACGATGGGTTGGAAAAAATTACATGAAGAGTCTATAGTCGTTGATCTACATAACCATGCGGTGCTAAAAAACTTCCTACTCGACAGAGATATGTCGGGAAGTAAAACTAAATTTTTGGCAGGGCTTTTTAAACGGGACTTTTGGCCACTTAGCCAGAGAAGCAACTTCCCTCTTATTGAAAAGGGTGGTGTAGATGTTGTTCTTTCTACCTGCTATGTGCCAGAAGTGGAATGGCTTGATGATCAGCCACTGGCTAAATTATTACTTGCATTGTCTCCTAGTGTAAAGAAAAGGGTGTTCGACCCCACGTATTTTGACGCCACTATATCTATGATGGATTCTATCGAAAAAGAAGCCACAGAGTATAATGATAAATATAAGCCGGGGAAATTAATCAAGTTTGCTAAAAACAGAAATGAATTAATTGATGTACTGGCTGCTGAAGATATAGCTATGATACACTCCGTAGAGGGTGCACACAGTCTTCATGGGGAAGCATGCGGTAAAAGGATAGAAGACTGTCTCAGCGGCCCGATAGAGATAGAGGAAGAGATATTACAGAACCTAGAGACTCTTGCCGCTAGAGGGATTGCTTACCTAACGCTTGCTCATTTTTATCCAAACCAATTAGTTCACCCTGTGTTTCCTTATCCTACTTACGGAATTAAAAGAAGCAATTGGAAAAAACTACTAGCCGGATGGGATATGAATAAGGGGCTTACTGCAATAGGTGCTAAGGTTGTGCGAAGGATGATGGACTTAGGAGTACTGATAGATATTGCACACTGTACTCCACAGGCCAGAAGAGAAATTTACGAGATAGTGGGAGACAAAAAGAACTGTGTTTTGTCTAGTCATACGGGATGTTTTGAGGTCAATCGTGACCCGTACAACCTAGAGGACTGGGAGCTTAAATGGATTGCAGATTCTGGCGGTGTGGTTGGTGTCATATTCATGAACTACTGGTTAAGCCCTATAGACACTCCTCTCGGACTAAGGTATATCGAGCAAACAATCAGCCACGTAAGGGATGTTGCCGGAGCTAATACCATCGGATTGGGCACGGACTATGATGGATTTACAGACCCTCCTGATGAAATGGTAGACATCTCAGAATTGCCAAGGCTTACAAGATATTTATCCGCACTAGAAAGATATACCGACGATGAAATAAGGGGTTTCCTCGGAGGTAATTCGCTAAGGCTATTGATGCACGGATGGGGAAAAGAATGACCCATTATCTATGGAAGGGGAGTTTCGGCAGGAGGTGGGTGCAGGTTCGTAAAGGAGCTCCCTTGGCCGTAAGAGTAACTACCGACTGCGGGAGAGAAATCCTTTTAAAGTTGGCTCCAAAAAGAGTTCATTGCGATAGTGATGGCCGTAAGTACTTTACAGGTATGTTTCATCGTAAAAGTTATCTACATGGGGTTGACGAGTCTGAGTTTTATTGTGTTAGATGTAATAAAATATATGATAGATCTTTCGCTAGGCAGTCTGGTATTAGCGGTGGCAATAAGTGCAAGGGGTGCTATAATAATGGCAGAGTAGAGGAAAGAAATAGAAACATACAGGCACAACTTAGAAACCGTCTCCATACCTGTCTATCTATGTATCTCTTAACTACCAGAGAGCTAAATAGAACAGACTTAGCGAGAGAGTCTTTTTTAAAATTGGGAAACAAGCCAACAGCACGGGTCTTGCTAGATGGCAGTCTCGGTAAAGGACTAACATGGAAAAATCACATTGATTATGTCTGGCTGATACACAGAGTAAAGATCATAGGTAGTGATTGCAATAACGCCAATAGAAGAAAATCACAAACCAATAAGACTAGAAAGATGATAGGATGTTCTGCTCCAGATCTTCGTAAATGGATAGAGGGTCAATTTGAAACAGGGTGGAGCTGGGATAATCGTGGGTCCTTATGGGAGCTTGATCACATAGTGCCATATGTAAAATTCGACCTAACTAACGATAAGCACGTCTTAAAGGTCATGAACTACACTAACATTAGACCTCTCTCCGTTTCTGCAAACAGGTCAAAAGGGGGCTCGCATTAACTACACTGATCTCTACACAACCTTCCCTAGAGACATAGAGGAAAGTACTAAAGACCTTGGTGTTTTCTTTTGTGATCTATATGCCTGTCTAACGGACATGTATTCACGTAATTCCAAAAAGGATAGAGTTGTATTTTTTACAGAGCACGCCTCTAAGTCCGCTATGGAAAAAGCTACCGGACCTAATCCTAAAATGATGGACGCCGTATCAAGAATGTATGGAGATGTAGGTGGTACAAATATCGTCACCATATCTGGCGACTGGGGTATCTATAGAGATGGCTCTGGGTACATTGGTCAAAATGCTAGTAAGAATTTTCGCATGACTATACCAGAATTAGATTCTATACTGGATCGTTTTGATAATTGGTTCTATCCTCATCTTGAAGAAGACGTGCATGAAAAAATATACCCAATACCTATCAGTATAGATACTTCAGACTGGCAAAAACACGTAAGTAAAAATATAGAAGAGTTAAGGGAGATAAAAAAAGACCACCTTTGTTATGCTAACTTCAGTATGACTTCCCGTTATAGGGTGGCTTTAGCGACGTGGATTTCAAAGCAAGACTATATCGACTACCTCTTTCCTAAGAGATTCGAGAAGATAGACAGCCATGTGAAAATAGACATATTGTCAGACACGGGTCTTTCGTTGGATGAATTTGCAACAGTCCTGTCTTCATATAAGTTTGCGATAGTTCCTACTGGTAATGGCATAGACACACACAGGTTATGGGAATGTGTCTTAACAAACACGGTTCCTGTAGTCCAGAACACATTTTGTAACAGGGTTTTTTCAAAGATCTGGCCTATGATTATAGTAGATAGGTATGAATTATCAAATATTAAACAAAAGATGTGTGAATTTTCTGAAGAACATGGTGATTATATAGAGTATGACCACTCTCTGTTACTAAAGTCAAACTTTGATACACTTCTTGAGAGATTAAAATATGAAAGTAATAGGGTTAGACGGGAGAGAACATAAATGGGACCCGTCGAGAAAATCATCACCAAGTTCTAAAACGTCAAATTTACATAAAAAAGCAAAAAAACTACTTGACATTTGCTTTCCGTATGATAGAATACTAGAAGAAGTATCTCTCACGGGTACGAACAACGGTATTCGCAGAGGGACATTGAGGGCGGACTTTTTTATACCAAACAGAAACTTGATTGTAGAAGTTCATGGTGAGCAGCATTTTAAGTTTAATAAGTTTTTCTTTAAAGATAAACTAGCGTTCTTTAAGGCTCAGGCTAGAGACAGAGATAAAAAAGAGTGGTGCAGAATAAACGACATAGAAATAGCAGAATTAAACTACGACGAGGACATAGATGACTGGCGAAGAAAAATTAGCTGAATTCCTAGAGGCTATTGACTCGTGGACAAAATCCAAATATCTTCATGATGTTGGACTAAAAAAAGAAGCTCCAAGAGCCTTATGTTTTGATAAAGGGACACTCCATATGCTGACAAGAGATGAGTGTGCTTTTTACGCGTATGAACTATACGCCTATTCAGAATACGTGGAAACAATACGAACAAAAGAAAATGCAGTTTTAGATTGGGCAGATTCCAGTATTTGGTATATAATATCTACAGTGATGCAAAACTATGGAACACAGTATACTAAATGGCAGGAGAAATACTACTCGGCTATAAAAGAAAACCCGCTAGCTTCGGAAATATTGAAAGTTAAAAATCATGCAGAGGCTAGGGTAAAGATTCTAAGCGGAAAAGCCGATAGAATACAAAGCATGGCACAAATACTTAATAACCTATCTAAAAGGAGGTAACAAACAATGTCAGAAGACCTACAAGATATTCTAGGCTCTCTTTCGGACGACCAAAAAAACGAACTCATTAAAGCGTTAACGGCAGAAGCAAAACCAAAAAAGGTAGAGCCAAAACGAGAAGCTAGGAAGCCAGAAGAAACGTTCACGACTAACATCAAGAGCGGTGATGAGAAAGGCCGAGTGGCCGGAGTTCCAGTCAACGAGATGCCTAGGCACAATAGCTTTACAGACAGCGGTACCGAACATCAAGATAAAAAGAACACGACGCCCGACGTATCACACTCTGAGAGAAAAAGACCTGCCTTTAAAAGGGTTGATCAGACTTGCACGAGATGTAATAAGTCTTACGAAATACATCCACAATTTGCCAGAGATTTTTATATTTGCGACTCATGCCTAAAAAAATAACAAACAAACTGGAAGACTTGGCAGCAGAAAGAGCTGTATTAGCAGCACTATGTCAGCATGGTCTAGATGCGTACTTAGATATCGACTTCATCGATTCTAGGAGCTTCACGGACCCCATGAACCAACTGATATTCGATTGTATATACACTTCGATCTCTGAAAACACTCAGGTAGAGCTGTCCTCAATTCTATCCGCTGCAACTCAATTGGGAGTCCATGAACAAATAAACAGCAGGGAAGAGATTAGTTTTATTCGCTCCTTGTTTAATTTTCCAGTACATAAGGAAAACATTGGTTCTTATGCCGCTAAAATAGCAAAGCTTAAATTAGCTAGAGATCTCAAGCAAACGTTAAGAGCATGCGAAAGAGAACTCGACTCAGTGACCGGTGAAGAAGATGTGATGGATCTGGTCGCTAAGATAGAAGAGCCTCTCTTAGAAGCTACTGGAGACATATATCAGTCCTCTAGTAAAAAGACAGAAGTGCTGGGCGACGGTGTTAATGATTATGTCGAGCACTTAACAGAAAACGTTTCTGACTTTTCAGGAATACCCAGCGGGTTTAGCAGGTTTGATGTAGCAATAGGGGGTGGCCTTCGTCGGAAGTGTGTGGACTTGGTGGCCGCAAGACCCAAGGTCGGTAAGTCTATGTTCGGGGACGCAGTAGCTATGCATGTTGCGGGAAACTTAGATATCCCAGTACTTATGCTAGATACAGAAATGTCTAAGGAAGATCATTATAATCGAATTCTGGCTAATCTATCCGGCGTTGAGATTAATAAAATTTCCACTGGACGGTTTTCAGAAAACGAGATAGAGAAAGAAAAAGTATTCGCGGCAGCAGAAAAACTAAAAAGTATACCGTATCATTATATTAGTATTGCTGGAGAGACTTTTGAAAACATTTTAAGTCAAATGAGAAAATGGATATATCAGCATGTTGGTTTTGATGAAGACGGTAAAACTAAAGATTGTCTCATAGTGTATGACTACTTAAAGCTCATGGGTTCCGAGGGAATTAGCTCCTCTATGCAAGAATACCAAGTCTTAGGTTTTCAGATAACTAAGCTACATAACTTTATGGTGAAATATGATGCTCCGTGCCTCTCCTTTGTTCAGTTGAATAGGGACGGTATCACAAAAGAGTCCACAGACGTGGTCTCTGGGTCTGATAGGCTTATTTGGCTATGCACTAGCTTTTCTATATTCAAGATGAAGTCCAACGAAGAAATAGCGGCGGATAGTGTTGATAATGGTAATAGAAAATTAGTTCCCGTTGTAGCTAGGCATGGAGAAGGTTTAGACGACGGTGACTATGTCAGTATGACAATGCATGGAAAATTTGGTAGAATAGAAGAAGGTTTGACTAGAAACGAAATTCATGAAAATACAAGAAGTAGAGAAGAAGGATTTGAAACAGACGAGATTGAGTCAACAGAAGATATCATCACTGTGTGATGAGCTTGTCAATATGTTACCGGCTGTTTTAGAAAACTTTGATATAGAGTATGTGGAGTACCCCAATCGGTTAGCTTTTCCGTGTCCTGTGCATGGTGGAGATAATCCAGAGGCGTGCTGTATATTCACCGATGGTATGACACACACAGGCAATTGGTCATGCTGGACACACCACTGCGAAGAGGAATTTACAAACAATATGTTTGGGTTCGTGAGAGGATGTCTATCCCATAATAGAAACAGAAGTATTTCAATGAATGAAACAGCGTCCTTTTGTTTGAACTTTTTAGATAAGGGCATTGATGATCTCAATGAACCAAGCTCTAATAGTCATCGTAATAGTTTCAAGATACTCGACATATTCAATAAAAAAGTAGAGAGAAACGAACCGTTTATTAGTAGAGAAGAGATAAGAGCCAAAATCAATATACCCTCAGAATATTATATTGGAAGAGGTTATACGTCAGAAACCCTAGATCTGTTTGATGTTGGGGAATGTTTGGCAAAAAATCAGCCAATGTCAGGAAGAGTGGTTGTCCCCGTGTACGATGAAGGCTATAACTATGTAGGATGTGTGGGGAGATCCGCTAACGAACAATTCAAACCAAAATGGCTCCACAGTAAGGGATTCAAAAAGTCCGTACTGTACGGGCTGAACATTGCTAAAGACGAAATATTGAAAACTCAAACTGCTATACTAGTCGAAGGACAAGGCGATGTCTGGAGGATGCACGAGGCCGGATTTATTAACACCGTGGGTATTTTTGGATCTAGTATAAATGAAGATCAGTTAATTCTGCTTGAAGCTAGCGGGGCACTCAATATAGTTATACTTACAGACGAAGACGACGCTGGCAATAAGGCCTTCCAGCAAATTGTTAAAAAATGTGGTAGACGCTTTAACTACCTAAGACCCGAGATATCCCACAAGGATGTCGGGGACATGACCGTAGATCAAATTAATCAAGAACTCAATCATCAAATAAAGGGAATACTTTATGACTAAGATAATAGCATTTGCCGGAACCAAACAATCTGGCAAAAGTACATGTTGCAATTTTTTACATGGATATCAAATGAAGTGTTATGGTATTGTTGATGATTTTGGACTAACAAAGCAAGGGCAGTTAGTGGTCCAGACTGATGTTATCGACGAAGAAGGGGTGACAGAAAAAGCAGATGCCACAATTGATATCAACCGTATGGATATGGACTTTGCTGAGTGGGCAATGTACAGTATGTGGCCCTTTGTGAAAAAGTACTCTTTTGCCGGATCATTGAAGTCAATAGCAATGAGTTTCTTTGGACTCAAATACAATCAAGTATACGGAACAGAAGCAGAAAAAACACAGATAATCCCTCATTTACGATGGGAAAATATGCCCGGAATTATCACAGACAGGAAATTAGCGTCCTCTAGAGATGTAAAAAAATTAATTTCCGAAGGTCACTTGATGTATCACAAAAAAGGACCAATGTCCTCTAGAGCATTTTTACAGTTCTTTGGTACAGATATTATGCGAAAAATATACGAGCCCATTTGGGTTGAAGTGTGTATTGCCGACATAAAGAGAGAAGAGCCGTTGTTGGCCATTATAGACGACTGTAGATTTGGAAACGAGATAGAAGCCATACAGGCAGAAGGAGGAAAGGTGATAGGTCTTACTAGACATACTGATTCAGACTCTCATGAGAGTGAGCAAAGCATTAAGAAAAACTGGGACTCCTTGGATACTGTTATCGATAACGTAGAAAAAGATATTTCTGATACCAATGTGGAAATTTTTAAGCTATTGGATTCATGGGGATGGTTAGGAAGCCCTCTAGATTCAGAGGAAATGCCCTTCCCTAAGGAAGAGAAGACGGAAGACGATAAAGTAGGCTTACATACCATAAGAAAGGTGGCCACTAAATGATAGTAACATACATTAGAAGTTCCTCATACAATAACTACGACTACTGCCAAATGCAGTATTTTATAACCTACGCCCTAGGACACAGATCGGGATCTGGTAAAAAGGCTCAACTAGGTACTGTCGTCCATAAGGTTATGGAGTGTTTAGCGTCTTGTAAAAAGAAGCTACAAGACAATCCTGATAAAAAAAGCCTATACATAAATGATGATGCGATAGGCAAGGTTAACTTTACACCTAAGAGCCTGTTTACAAAAACGTTCGTAAACAAAGTATTAGATAGAAGTTACGCACATTATACAGAAAGCTGCACACATAAATATACTGGTGCAGATATTAAGTTCTGTAGGAAGTCAACAGAAGACGGACTAGACTATAATGACGGACAATTTGATCCTCGTAAGAGGAATGTAGTAGACACGGAGCCTCAATTTGACATTACTATAGATGAACCGTGGGCGAAGTTTAAATACAAGATGCCCGATGGAAAAGAAGTCGAAGGACAACTAGCCATCAAGGGAACAATAGATCTCGTTACTGAGGTTGATGAAAAGATTATAGAAGTTATAGACTGGAAGACGGGAAGAAGACTGAACTGGGCAACAGGAGAAGAAAAAACCTACGAAAAACTACTAGAAGATCCGCAGTTGCTGTTATATAACTATGCTATATCTAAGCTGTATCCTAATTACGATCAGTCAATCATGACTATTTTCTACACTAGGGATGGCGGCCCATTCAGTATGTGCTTCGATGAGCTGGATCGAGAAAAATTTCTAGAGATGTTAAAAAAGAGAGTCAAGCAAATACAAAGGAATGACTTTCCTCAGTTATGCTCTAGGAACAGAACTCATTTTAAGTGTACGAAACTCTGTCACTTCTACAAGAACAACTGGCCCGGAACAAACACGTCTATGTGTGAGCATGTAGAGGAACATTTAAAAGCCTTTGGACATGATGAAACCGTAGCCATGTGCACTAAAGAGGGATTCAATGTCGGCTACTACGAGGCACCGGGATGATTGAAGTTGAAATTACAGAGGATATGAAAAAGAGAGCTTGGCGTAAAGCTAGGACAATGGGCGAGTTAAATAATTCGATTACAGAGGGTGATGGAAATATTGCAGGTTTTTTAGGAGAAGAGGTTGCAAATCAGATTATATGTGGTATAATAAATAACACATACGATTACGACATCATCAGTAAAAAACAAAAACCTATAACTTGGGACGTTAAAACCAAGCGTTGCACTAGTCCTCCTAGAGGTTATTATGACTGCTCCGTAGCCGCTTATAACACTAAGCAAAAATGTGATCGATATGTTTTTGTCAGGGTTGAATATAAAAATAAGCGATGGGGAAAAGCTTGGGTACTTGGGTATTACGACAAAGATAAGTACTTCAAAGATGCTAGGTTTTTGAAAAAGGGTAGTCTTGATGGTGATAATCGTTTTAAAGTAAAGGCAGATTGTTATAACATTGCTATAAAAGATTTAAAAAGAATATGATAAAAAGAACCCATAAAGAATATATCCGCAATCTACTAAAAGAAAATCCCCAGTGGAATGTATTAGATTTAGGTTGCGGAAGATTTGCTTGGGAAGAGGCACAAACCCTTTCTGATCTTGTAGACCACTCGGAGCTGTATCCGCAAAAGAGGTTTGTTAAGTGTGACGCCTCTAAGACCCCTTTCAAAGATAAAGAGTTTGATTTTGTGATTGCTAGTCATATCACAGAGCATGTCCGAAGTCTTGATGTGTTTTTAAACGAACTGTCAAGAATTTCAAAATGTGGATATATAGAGGTTCCCCTTCCGCTATTCGATAACCTGACTTACGGAAACAAATATGACCACATTTGGTGGGTAGGCTTTGACGATGTTGCAAACGAAATGACTTTCATTCCCAAGGTGCAGCTTATCCAAGAGAGGATTATGCCCGAAGAGCTTCCTCCTATTGAAAAGTTTTTTAGAAGCAGTATGGCATTGGAAGTGTATTGGAAAGACAGTGTTGCATGGAGAATAGGAAGTCTTCCGGCTACCCTTGATCCCGATCTAACATACGATGTTTGGCCTGAGCCGCATTCTAGTTATTACAAGACTCAAGATAAAACAGGGCAACAAAACGTTATTAGGAAAAAAAGATGAAGTTAAATTGGATACCATTAAATTGTAAAACACATTATAGCTTGCAGAAAGCTTTTTGTAGAAATAACCTACTGGCCAAAAAATGTACAGAATATGGTTACACCTCTTGTGGAATAGCGGATCTCGGAACATTGTCTGGCACTGTTGATTTTCACCAGCAATGTAGAGCAAACGGTGTAAAGCCAATTATCGGATGTGATTTTGACGGCTACATACTCTATGCTAAAAATAAAGCTGGCTGGATTGACTTGATTAGATATGTTTCAAATCAAAGCCTAGACATACTAAAAGATGTTGCCCAAAAGGGGAATCTAATTTGTGTCACTCCGGACGCTAATGGTTTTGCGAAGCTTTTTAAATCAAACCATTTTCAATACGATTATGAGGCAGATAAGGTTTTATACGTTTCACAAGATGAGGCAGACTGTCATCGTATTATGCTATGTGCCGGAATGAAGACGACCTTGAAAAAGGTATATGCTATGCTCAAGGGAAATAAAGAAGTTGACAATCAAGAGTATTTTGAAAAAGATAGCTTCTATCTACCAGAGCCACAAGATAAAGATAACTCAGAGATAGTCAACAAGATTGCGGACTTATGCGAAGAGTATGAGGTGGCAGAAAAGCCCATGCTCCCAGCCTTTAAGTGTCCCCAAGGAATAGATGAAGATGAATATGTTACTAGCCTCTGTAGAGAAGGGTGGCGTGCCAAGCTAATACCCGCAAATAAAGTAGAATCAGAAGAAGATAAAAAGAAATATGCAGATAGAATCAGACGTGAATTACAGGTTATATTTAAAGCTGGGTTATCTGGTTACTTTTTGATTGTTCAGGATATTATCAGCCACGTTAAAGAACAAGGCTGGCTCGCTGGGCCCGGAAGAGGATCAGCCGCTGGCTGTCTAGTGTCTTATCTCTTAGATATAACAGGAGTAGACCCTATTGAATATGACTTAATTTTTGAGAGATTTTATAATGAAGGTAGAAATACTGACGACTATGTGTCACTACCTGATATCGACATGGATATTCCGTCAGAACATAGGGATGAAGTAATAGATTACATTAAGGAAAAGTACGGCCATGAAAATGTCGCACAAATGATTACATTTGGTAGGCTACAAGGACGTGCCGCGTTAAAAGAGGTACTTAGAATCAATGACGCTGTGCCATTTTCCGAAATGAACACTATAACTGATAGTATTCCCGACGAGGCAAGAATTTCTGACCAACTTGAACTAATGGAAGATAAGTCTATTATCAAATGGACTCTAGAAAATGAGCCTGACGATTTAAAGAACTGGTGCATCATGGATGATGACGGTGTTTTAGTTGGTCCTCTGGCACATCTGTTCGAGCAGGCAATCAAAATCGAGGGAACAAACAAATCACAAGGAAAACATCCCGCAGGAGTTATCATATCTAAACATAGATTGGCAGAAGTATGTCCCATGACTAAGGATAAGTCCGGAGATACTGTAGCTGCTTTTGATATGGGAGATATGGAAACGCAAGGCCACGTAAAGTTCGATGTATTAGGTATTGACCTACTGTCTAAAATAATGGAGATATCAAGTAATGATAATTAAGGCGACGAAACAAGAATACAAGTCAGTAATCTTCTCTGGCTGCATGATAGAAACCAGTGGTGTATCTATCTGTAATTTAGAAGATGTCCTCAATACAAGGGTAGGAGTTCCAAGGGCTAAATATCAGGTGTGGTCAGACGGACATAGGTTTCACCAGCTTTATTTTAGTATAGACGAGGCAATTGAAAAATTTATAGAATTAAAAAATAGGAGATAGTATGAATTATCGTGATATTATTGTTTTTGACTTTGAAACAGGTGGTAGAAACCCACACAAGTGCCAGCCTACGCAAATTGCAGCAGTAGCAATTCACGCTAGAAAACTGACACTTCAGCCCGGAGGGACATTTAACAGTGAAATGCGTCCCATTCTGAACGACGACAAGGCTATAGCCGCTGGATTTGATCCGGTTGAAGACGAAGCGTTAGATATAACCAGAAAAACAAGAGCAGCATTAGCAAAAGCACCGCTCCCAAAAACAGTCTGGAAAAAGTTTGCACAGTTCTGTGACAAATACAACTTCAAGAAGACTGGCTGGACTGCCCCTATTGCAGCTGGATATAATATCAATGGCTACGATATGCCTATCGTTGAGAGAATGTGTCAAATGTACGGGCCTATTGACGAAAAAAGAGGCAGACAAAAGCTGTTCAATCCTATATTCACAATGGACTTGATGCAACATATCTACTGTTGGTTTGAAGACAACGCCGACGTTAAAGGATATAGTATGGACTACATGCGGGATTATTTTGGTATGCCAAAAGACAACGCTCATGACGCCCTACAAGACGTAAAAGATACTGCCAATATCCTAATCAAATTTCTAAAAATGCAAAGAAACCTTTCTAAAAAAATCAAATTTGAAAAGACCTTTTCTAGTGGTGATTTGTATGTCGTTTGATATTAATAACTTTGATGACTCTAAGGTGTGGGACCTCATCTGCAACGGTGAAACTAAGGGTGTGTTTCAGCTAGAGTCAAGCTTGGGAAAACATTGGTCCAAGGAAGTTAGACCAAGGAATATTAAAGAACTAGCGGCCCTTATTAGTCTTATTCGTCCCGGTTGCCTAAAAGCTAAAGACGCGAATGGCAATAGCATGACACAGGTTTATGCTGACCGGAAGGCGGGTAAGCCGAACAGTCCTGTTGAATATCTTCATGAATCGTTAAAGCCTATCCTTCGGGAAACCTATGGTGTTCTTGTATACCAAGAGCAGTCCATGATGATAGCACAAAAGCTTGCTGGCTTTGACCTAAAGGAGGCTGACGGCCTGCGTAAGGCCATCGGTAAAAAGAAGGCAGACTTAATGGAAGAAGTTAAAAAGGCCTTCCTGATAGGAACCAAGAGGATGAGCATTGTAACACAAGAAGTTGCAGAAGAGCTCTTCTCTTGGATCGAAAAGTCAAACAGGTATGCTTTCAATAAGTCTCACGCCGTATCATACGCGATTAATGCTTACTGGTCTGCTTATTGCAAAACGTATCGAACTATAAAGTTTTACGAAAAATATCTAGGGCGATCAGATAAAAAACCCAAGCCAGATATTGAGAAAAAACAACTCATCGTAGATGCTAAAAGGTTTGATATAGATGTGCTACCTCCGAGATTGAGGCATCTATATACTGAATTCACTCGTTGCACAGAGACAAATACAATACACTTTGGTCTGAGACATATAAAGAATGTGGGGGCAAAAGAGTGTGACAAAATTATAGACCTAATATCAAGAGAAGATATCTCTGGCTATTGCTGGATGGATTGTCTTGTAAAGATCATTTATGGATTAAATCTTAACAAGAGAAGTGTAATATCTTTAATTTCAGTCGGTGCGTTTAGCGGTGTAAATAACTCAGTCAGTAGACAAAAGATGCTCTACGAGTTCGATAGCTGGAAACAACTTTCACCAAGAGAGCAAAAGGGCATCGCAGATAATCATAACAGTGAGGAACCTTCTCTTTATGCAGAGGAGTTGGCAGATTCTATAGACCATCTCGTTGGTACGATTAAAATCAACTCTAGAAGACTACCTATCGTAGAGGACATACGCGGCTCACTAAGGAATCCGTTTTATGATCTGGAAGACAGAACCCTATCGATAGCCTCTGATGAAGAGAAATATATGAGCTGTTCATTAACTTGTAGTAAAATAGATGGAATTGACCTAAATGTAGCTACTTATATGTGCAAAGAGATAGGTAATGGGGCTATAACAGGTAAAGCAAACTTGGCGGCAGAAATTGTCTCAGTTAGAACCTATAAAACTAAACGTGGTAAAAATCCGGGCCAGACAATGGCCTTCTTGTGTGTTGAAGATGGCAGTGGCTCTTTAGATTCAGTCACCGTCTTTCCCGAGTGTTACGAAAAGCATAAAAATCTGCTAGTTGAGAGTAACACGGTTTTAATGATTGGCGAGATTTCCAAGAAAGATAGTGCTTCCCTGATAGTTAACCAACTATCTCAAATTTGATTTTAAGGATATACATGTGAATAAATGTCATTTCGTAGGTAAGCTAACTTCAGAACCAGAAGTTGAAAAAGAAGGCGGAACTCCGGTTATACGGTTTGAACTAGAAGTAGAGGAGTTTAGAAAAGATAAAGGCGGAGATAAAAAAAGATCTGTTGTCTATCTAGATTTTGAAGCTTGGGACAGTGCAGCAACCGCTATAGAAAGATACGCTCAACAAGATTCCATTATGGTCGTCGAGGCTATAGCTCGGGTTGATAACGATGTGACCGACGATGATGATTGTCCATACGTTTATTTCAGGGTAACGAGCTTTAAGATAATAACATAATATGAGAAAAAAAAGAATACTATTTGTATCTGAGGCATCTTGGAAAAACACAGGATACTCTGTTTATACGAAAGAGGTACTCACAAGACTGAACCAAGTGGACAACTTAGAGGTTGCTGAATTAGCTTGCTATGCACCGCCGGAAGCGTCTGAGATCCAATCTTCACCTTGGAAGGTTTTCCCGAATAGACCCGCTACGGATTCTCCTGATTTTGATCGGTATAAAGGTCGCCCAACTTCAATTTTTGGGGAGTGGAGCTTTAATAGAGTATGTCTAGAGTTCTTGCCGGACGTAGTTATGGATATTAGGGACTGGTGGATGATGGAGTTTGAGCAAAGATCCCCCTTCAGGGACTTATTCCATTGGGCTATAATGCCCACGGTGGACGCTACTCCGCAAAACTCACAATGGATGAATACCTATAGGTCTGCTGACGCTGTTCTTGCTTACTCTGAATTTGGCAGAGATACTATGCTACAACAGTGTGACAATTTGAATTTTGTAGATATAGCTTCGCCAGCTGCTAGTGACCGCTTTTTTCCTATAGACGACAAGAAGGCTCACCGGGATTCAATGGGGATAAGTGAAGATTCCTTTATAATTGGAACGGTTATGCGTAACCAGAGAAGGAAGCTTTATCCAGATTTATTTAAGTCCTTTAGAGACCTTTTAGATAAAACAAAAGACGGCAATCTGTTTTTACTTTGCCACACTTATTATCCGGACATTGGTTGGGATATTCCTACTCTATTGAATCATTTTGGCTTAAATAACAGGGTCTTATTCTCTTATAGATGTAAGTCTTGTGGTCATATAGACGTTGACTTTTTTAAGGACTCCGTGAGCTTCTGCGATAAATGTAATACCTTTCAACGACAGTTGGTTGGTATAGACAATGCTATTGATGAAACAGAACTTAATAAAATATATAATCTATTCGACATATATGTACAGTACGCAAATAGCGAAGGGTTTGGTATGCCTCAACTAGAGGCCGCTTATGCCGGACTACCAGTGGTCGCAACGGACTATTCCGCTATGGAGTCGGTCATTAAAAACATAGATGGTTATCCGATTAAGCCCATAGAGATGACACTAGAAGCAGAAACAGGATGTTATAGGGCCGTGCCGGATAATGGTCGTTTTGTAGAGCTGATGGCGGAACTCATACAAGACAAAGAAATGCTGAGAAAGAAAGGCCTAGAAACTGCCGAGATAGCGAGAGAAAAATATAACTGGGATAATACCGCTAATGTCTGGCTCAAACATATTCAGTCAGTTCCATTAAAAGATATGAGTGAAACTTGGCTTTCCCCCGTTAATATACTAGAGCCCGCCACTAGTATACCGCCAGAAAAAGAAGACCTGATAGACAAAATCGACTTTCTATTTACTCACATTTTACATAAGCCACAATGGATAGGAAGTTATTTATGGTCTAAGGTATTAAAAGACTGCACCTATAATTACAGGCTTCATAATTCCGATCAGGATTTCTATTTTAACGAATCGCATATTCAGGGCATGGATAGATATGAGTCCTTTAACATAGATAAGGCCGTAGAAGAACTGTCTAGATTTAGACATCAAATGAATGACTGGGAAAAGATGAGACTCCAGTGTATTCAATCAGGAGAGATAACAGAATGATATCTTTTATAATTCAAGGTCCAACAAACCACAAAATGGGTTTTCCTACCTTCAGTAATGGTGAATGGCAAGATCATTACTTCACCACTCAGGAATGTATAGATTCTCTGAAGAAATGGTACCCAGACTCAGAGATTATCGTTTCCTGCACGACTGGCGACGCTGATGATCTGGTGGATGTTGATCAACTATTTTATATTACTGACGACATGCTGGAATTTCCGGATAATGTTAACAGACAAATATTGTCAAGTCAGGTTGTAAAGCATGCAAGCCATGATATAGTATGTAAAATACGAAGTGATATGATTGCTGGTACCGGGTGGCTTATAACATACGTAACCAACGAGCTACTGGGAAAAAGACCATACGCCAGAATCGAAACTCATAAGATGTTTGAAAGATTCGTATTTACGTCTAACTGGAGTAGTGAATCCGGATTCCTTTATCACCCGTCTGACTGGTTATTTTTAGGCTTAAAGACAGACATTGAAAGTATCTTCGATATACCGCAAAGACTACATACCGACTGGCCCATTGGTCCCGAGCAATATATAACCGTTAGATGTATGGAGAACCACGGACTCCAAAAATACATAGATTACAACTGGATTGAAAATCACGGAAATAGAGATAGCCATATAGGCAAGATGGTTCCGCCAGAAGACCACTATAGTGCCGATTGGTGGCGTGTGTTTTTTAATAATTTTTGCGTCTTGGATAACGGATGGACTACAAACGATCTTCAAACCGCACCAGAGACGGAGGGGCAAAGTGGGCTAATGTCTCAAAAATATCTAGAAAGAGTCGGCCCCTACAGAACACTAGTCAATCACAGGCAGTGGCTCGCTGGACATAAAAAGGTAACTTCATGAAAGTACTATATATAGGTAACTATAGAGACGGCACAGGGTGGTCTAACGCTGGTATCAATAACATATTGGCTATGGATGCTGCCGGTATAGACGTGGTGCCTAGAGCTATCAGTTTTGAGACTCAGGATAAAAACTATTCAGATAAAGTCAAGTCATTAGAAATTAAACATAGGTCACGCAGTAGTAATCTTGACTGCGATGTTGTTGTGCAGCACACGCTACCTCATCTGTATTGTTACGATTCAAATTATAAAAACATAGGATTTTTAGCAGTTGAGTCTTATGACTTCATTAGCACTAATTGGCAAAAATCGATAAACCTAATGGACGAACTATGGGTTCCGAATCCGCAGTCAAAAGAGTCCGCGATTAGAAGTGGCGTGAATGTTCCCATCAAGGTTGTTCCTCACTCTTTAGACATGGATGCATATAAAAACACAGAAGGACAAAAGGTGCAGGAGCTTCAGAATACTTTTACTTTTGGTTTTGTTGGGGAATTTGTAGAGAGAAAAAATCTGAAAGCCTTAATCAAAGCGTTTCACATGGAGTTTGACCCCAAGGAGCCGGTGACACTTCTGATAAAGACATCTAAAGTAGAAATGCCAGAACTAGAGGCTTACTGTAGCACCATAAAGCGTGGGCTTAAGATGAGGAGTCAGTATAGTACTGAGGTAGTAATTTCTGGCATCATGGATAAACAAGATTACATATCTATATTGAGCCAAGTAAACTGTTTTGCAATGCCTAGCCGTGGAGAGGCGTTTTGTATTCCTGCACTAGAAGCTATGGCGTTAGGTATACCTTCTATATACACAGACGGTATAGGTATGGATTACTGCATAGGGACGCCTGTAGAATCTAGATTAGAGCCGTGCTTCGGAACCGTAGACACGCTTCCTGATTTAGACACATCCGATACGATGTGGAGAGAAATAAATGTCATGAAATTACGCGAAGCAATGCGTGATATGTATAACAACTTTAAGTCGGGAGACATCCAAGAGATTGGAACGTCTTGCCTATCGAGATCAAAAGACTACAACCATAAGACCGTAGGGGAAAAAATTAAGGAGATATTGAATGACGGCTAACGCATCTAAAAGATCAATCAGATCCTTAATGAGAAAAGTAAACGATAAAGATAAGTTAAATATCTTGACGTTTGCCACTCACGAGAGATATGAGCACAACCTCTGTAGAACGGGGCATAATTTTTACTCACTTAGAATCGGCAAGGAATGGGATACTGACTATGCACCCGTTCCAAGCAACTACCATATTATCGACTCCCTGCCAGAATTTGTGGATTTTGATTTAGTCCTTAGTCACACTAGTTGTTCTCGGCTTCAAATAGCACATGATATGCTATCCAGAACGGTAGAGTCTCCCGTTAATAAAATAAGCGTTCCGATAATTAGACACTGTCACGTACTTCCTGATATAAGGTTTGACATTAATGCAGAAGTTTCTAATTTTAAATCTATATTGACAGACTGCAATTCCTTTATATCTGATTTCAATAGGGACGCATGGGGATGCAAAGAGGATGAAAGTGCAGAGGTTATAAAGCATGGTGTCGATACGGATTTCTGGAAACCAGACGATACCGTTGAACGAGATAATGTTTGTTTATCTGTGGTCAACGATTGGCCAAATAGAGATTGGTGCTGCGGATTTAACTTATGGAAGCAGACAGCACACGATCTACCCTTGAGGGTTTTTGGTAAAAGTCCCGGTCTTTCAAAAGCCGCTAAAGATACAGAAGAATTAAGACAAATATATCAACAGTCGAGAATTTTTTATAATACATCACTCCATTCCCCCGTGCCAACAGTGATGCTAGAGGCTATGGCTTGCGGATGTGCCATCGTGTCAACTAACACATGTATGATACCGGAAATCATTAAACATGGCCATAACGGGCTTATCTCAGATAATCCTAGTGAGCTAAGGTCATATTTAGAGATGTTACTTAATAATCCGCATATGGCAAAAACACTCGGGCAAAACGCTAGAAAAACCATAGAAGATGAATACAACTTAAACAAGTTTACCACCGGCTGGAATAAGCTTTTTTATGATACGATTGAAAATTATACAGATGTAATAATAGAGGGACAATAATGAGAGTACATTTAGGGTACGTCGAGATAGACGATCAGAACTATAGACAGTTTCAAAATATTGCGTTATTTTCTAGAGAGATACTGGACACGGAAGCGAATGAAATCGTGTGTGATGGTTTCTTAGGAGGGTTTAACGCCACAGAATTACAGCAGGTTCTAGGCATTATCTGCAAAAAGATTAGACTGAACGGAGAGTTAGTGATAAAAGATATAGACATCGATCTCGTGGCGAAGAATCTAAATAGACAAGAGATGTCAGTAGCGGATATGAACAGCCATGTATTCAAATCAAGATCCTTAAAATCCTTTCTGACGCTAGAAGATGTTGAGCGGATTATCCCCGATGATTTTCAGGTCAGTAGTAAAGGGTTTGATGAGAATATGTGTGAATTTATTATCAAGGCAAGGAGATTCAAATGAGCCAAGTCAAAACAGAATGTAGTAACTGCGTATTCGCACTAATGAGTAAAGACCACCAAAGCGGATGTTCTCTTAATAGGGATGAAGTATTTAAGATCACAGACACCACGGAAGACAATTTCTATATATTGGATAGATTCTGCAATACATATAGGCCAGAAGAATGGATTCAGAATCTAGATCTAGAAGAGCAAATGGATATAGAGACGGCTGCACTTAATGAGGTTCGTCCTCGAATGGGGGTTTTTATACGACTAGACACCGCCGTTCCGAACGCTATAGAAAGACTCGACGAGACGATGGAGAGTCTGACTAAAATTAATGGAGACGTACCTTATGTGGCCGTTATTACAGATAAGGTTGAATACAACGAGGAAATATGGGGAATTTTTATCAAATATCTCGGAGAGGATAGCGATACACTATACCATATTGTGCAATTAGAACGAGAGATTGTTGATTTTTCAAGAGTCATAGACGAAGCCTTCACACATGCACAGAACGGCTGGATTTATGTTACAACCTCTGGAGAGACCGTGCATAAAGACACCTTGGATATTTTACACAAACGTCTCAATATAGAGCTTGCACAGTTGATGATGGTGGAACCTTATGACGGATTTAATGGACTAATGTTTCCCGCGTTTGTCTTTAAGTTTCTAAACGGGAACAAAACAAAGATGTTTCAAAATGAGGAAACCTCTTCACTATCCTTCATAGATAAGTTGAGGGAAGCAGATAAAAGAACCGATAAGAAGTCAATACTTACATGGGAGGAATTTTATGCTTCCTAAAGTAGCAATTATATGTGCTAACTATAACTATAGTAATTACGTCATTGAAGCTATAAAGAGTATAGAGGAACAGACATACAAAGGAGAGATCCGTATCTATGTTGTAGACGATGGGTCAACAGATGACTCTTGGTCCAAGCTAACAGGACATAATGATGGTACCGATAGACATCAGTTTCAAAGAATAGAAAACTCTGGGGCTAGTGTGGCTAGAAATACAGCCATAGCAGCAGCTTGGGATTGGGCAGATGTTTTTGGGATACTTGACTCTGACGATTCTTATTATCCGGAAAAAGTCGAGAAGCTCGTGAACAAGCTTGTCGTACACGAAGAAGTCGGAGCAGCATACGCAGACTATAAAAATGTGTTTCCCGACCATCAGAAAAGAGAGTTCAAGTACTCGTACAGTTTTCATGGATTAAAAAATAGATGTATGGTTCATAGTAACTCCCTAATCAAAAAGCAATATCTAGACGAAGTAAAACTACCTAACGGAGAGTTCTTTGATAGTAGACTACATGGCCCCGCAAGCCAAGGGTTCATAGGATGTACGGAAGATTATGACTTGTGGCTTAGGTTATCAAAAGTGTGTGTAATCACACACGTTCCTGAGTGTCTAGGTATAGCGAACCAACATGGAAATAATCAATCCATGAAAATGACGACAGAAATATTCAATGA